CAGATATCATTGAATCATCAGTAGCATAATTAGATCTAAAAAATTTAATTTTAGTCCTTGCATCTGTCAATGATCCATATTTTACAGTTATAAATCTGTTGAATGTATCTTGATCCATATACCAATCATAGTATGGATCTACGATATTGTTACAGTAGTACACAAGCCAGTCATAGCCAGGATCACCGTAATACAGGTGAGCTATCGTATCTGCTCTATCCCCTTCACGAATTGTGTAAGGGTGGAATACTTCGTAATTTTCCTGTATTTTTTTCTGGAATGCTACTTTGGCAAATATGTTTACTGATTCGCAACCGAGTTGCCGTATTGTACAAGTGGGAAGTGTTTAAAAAATCTATCCATTTTTTACTTAGGTGAGAAGAAATTGGTTTCAGATGGTTCATAGTCATCAGCAAGCCATAGTTCAATTTCTTGAAATGTTAGCGATAATGAAACCGCCACTGGATTCCTATCAAAAAATTGATTTTCTCGAACAAAAGAAGGACCATGGGGTGCATAATTGACTCCCATATTTGTTAACACACATCGTTTAAACTTTCTCATACTTTCTTCCGGAAGCAGCTGTATTTCAAACACAGAGGGAGTTTTAAGAATAGCTTTATTACCAGGCATTGATTCGGGAAGCATCTCTCTTCTAAAAAAACCAATTATTTTTTTGATTATGTTGGTTTCTGACTGCGATTCAGGATATAGTATCCAATCGAATGTGACAGGAGGCTTAAGTGATGTTCCTTGAAATATCATTACAGGAAACGGATTAGCTGTTAACTGTAGACTAGATTTAATAGCAGAAGGAACCGCACCACCTGTACCTCTAAGAGCCTGCATTCCTAAATTAGTGAGTGCTCGAGCAGCTCCTTCTTTACCTTGATCTGCAAGATATTGCATACCTCTAGCAGCAGCACCAGCAATAGCATTTGCATCGAGCATTTTTTTCACCCCTTCAACAATTCCGCCTTCAAAAGCAGACTGCCCTAATTCTTTTAAAACATTACCAGCATAAAACAAGTCTTCTGAGCTATATCCAGCTGAATAACTATCTGTTAAATTAGTTGGAAGTGGTAGGAATATAGATTTTTGAAAGGTGAATTCACGTATTGAATCTTTTGGTCTTTCTGTCGAATGAACAAATGCATTAAACGATATATAATAATCACTGCCAAGATCTTCAGGAAAGATGATGGGTGAATTATCACTTTCCCTATTACCCTCTATTTTTGTCTGAGCTAGCGTCTGTGTAGTACGGCTTTGATCCCCACCAGGAGGTGCCTGTTGGACAGTATTTGGGTTCACTACATCTGATCGTCCAGAAGCAAACCGGCCGCCAAGTCCGGAGCTAGGCTTAAATGCAATTGAATCAACCATTTGTATCCTATGAGTTATAACGGAATTTTTAAACCAAGGAATCCTTCCAAGTATAAAGGAGATCCTACTAATATTATTTATCGCTCTCTTTGGGAGTGCAGATTTATGAGCTATCTGGATGCACACCCGGATGTCATTCAGTGGGCAAGTGAAGAGTTCTCGATTCCATATTTATCACCCATTGACAACAGAGTACATCGATACTTTCCGGACTTTTGGGTAAAGAAGAAGAATAGGGAAGGAATTATAGAGACTGTTGTAGTTGAAATTAAACCTAAAGCACAGACCAAAGCACCTAAGGTAAGAACCAAAGTAACTAAATCATATGTTAACGAAGTTAAAACCTGGGGGATAAATAGTTCAAAGTGGGAATATGCAACTAAGTTTTGCGAAGAACGGAAATGGAAATTTCAAATATTAACCGAGGATGATTTGTTTTCTAACAAAAAATAACAATGGCTCAGACATATCAGCAAATGCTCAACCAAGCAATATCTAAGGGCAAAGTCGCCGATGCCCAGACATGGTTTGATACCACCTACCAAGATCTATCCTCTAAAAGTACAATAAGCGTAATCAACAGTGGAGATGATAGACTAACAAAAGCTCTATCAGTTGGAAAGATGTTTTTGTTCCACTACGATCCAAAATATAAAGAAACACTTCCTCTGTATGATAGATTTCCTCTGATATTTCCTTTTCAAAACGTCAGTGGTGGATTTATGGGAATCAATTTTCATTACTTACCATACGGACAACGAGCAGCGTTGTTAGATAACCTAATGGTATTAGCTAGTAATAAAACTTTCACAGACAAAATGCGTTTAAATATGAACTACCGGTTACTAAGCGCTGCGGCAAGAACTGTATCGTTCAAAGAATGTGTTAAAAAGTACCTAAATAGCCATGTTAGATCCAGATTTTTCTACATTAAACCCGACGAGTGGTCCAAGGCAATCTTGCTGCCTCTAGACGACTTTGTCTATAAGAAGAAGTAATGTTAAACATAAAAGAATTTAAAGCCGCTGTAAACAAGTACGACCTTGAGCGTCCAAATCTTTTTGCGGTTGAGTTTTCTCTTCCTGATGTTGTCCGCGAATACAACGGACTTGTTGATATGTCTCAGTATATTGAGAACGGTAAATTAATTACTCTTTTCTGCAAAGGGGCAAACCTACCAGGAACTAATTTGAGCATTGTCGATAACAGACGATATGGTATTGGACCAAATGTAAGAATGCCTGTTGCAGCATCAATGAATGATATATCTCTTACCTTTTTAAGTGATTCACATGGAAGACTTCATTTGTTCTTTTCTGAGTGGATTAACAGAATAAACCCACAGTGGGGAGATTTGGCATCGGATAAAAGACCTGGTGAAGAGTACACGTACGAGTTCAAGTATAAAAAAACTTACGAAACAAGTATGGAAATTATAACATACAGCGGAGAGCCTGGTAAGACAGGTGGTTCGGGTATTCTTCAAACTGTTGCATCTGTTGCATCTGCTGCTGCGGGAATACCGTTTTTAGGTTCTTTGCTTGGAAGTGCAGCAGGCCCTCAACATAACCTTGTCAAAGCAAGATCGCATAAATTCATAAAGATATATCCAACAAGCATGAGTGATATATCTCTATCATCCAGTAGTACCGACTCTATTTCTGAATTCACCGTAGGGTTTACATTCAGAACTTTTAAAATGACTAATCACAACGTGTCATGATTTTTTTATAATTAGGAGATATAATGGCTTTACCAAAATTAATGCACCCAACTTTTGAAATACTTGTTCCATCAACAAAGAAATTAGTTAGATTTAGACCATTCTTGGTCAAGGAAGAAAAGCTAATGCTGATGGCTAAGCAAAGTGGGGAGCAGCAAGACATAATTAATGTGATTAGTCAAGTTATTACAAATTGTGATGTTGATAGTGTTTTAAATGCAGAAGAACTTTCATCATTTGACTTAGAAGTATTGTTTTTGAAATTGAGAGCAAAGTCTGTTGGTGAGGATATTGAAATAACCTATCGTGATCCTGAAGATGAGGAATTATATACTTTTAAAATTAGTATAGATGAAGTTAATGTGTCTGAAGATGAGAATCATACTAATGTAATTAAGTTATCAGAAACATCTGGTATTTTAATGAAGTATCCAAGCGCTAAGCTAATGTCTGATGTTGTTATAAGAGAAGATGTTACTGACATCCTATTCTTCATGATACGTGGATGTATGGACCAATACTATGACGGTGATAATATTGTTAATTTTAAGGATAGTAAACCAGAAGAAGTAGATCAATTTATTGAAACGTTGCCTTCTAATGTCCTTAAATTATTTGAATCGTTCTTTGATACAATGCCGAAGCTATACCACAAAATTGAATATACTAACAAAAAAGGAACTGAAAGAATAGTTGAGCTAAAATCAATTGAAGATTTTTTTACCTTGGGCTGAGCCATAATAATTTAGAAAATTACTATAATGTAGTTTTCATAATGGCTCAGCACCACCACTATTCAATATCAGAGGTTGAAGATATGATTCCTTTTGAAAGGGACGTATTTTTAGAACTGTTAAAAAAACACATTAATAACCAAGAGAGTGCTATGAAGAATGGCTGATAAACCAAACCAAGGCTATATTGAGCAGTTGAGAGAAATGAGGGCTCTACGCACTCAGCAACTTAGACAGCAAGGCGCCGATAAGGCGTTTTACTCGTCTATGAATTCTTCTCAGAAGATGTTACTTAGATCCAATGAAAAAATGATAGCTAGCATGGAGAATATGTCTAGATCTATTCTTTCTGGTTTTAAAGGACTTGCAGTATCAATTGGTGGAATAGCTGGTAAGGGAGTATCTGCAGCAGCTGGAGGTGTATCAGATATAGCAGGATCTATTGCTGGGGGACTGACTCGAGTATTGCCGATAGCAATTGCTGGAGTATTGGCAAAGGTATTATTTTGGGATAATCTTACTGAAGATTCCAAAGACAAATTAACTAAATCTGCTGCAAATTTGTTTCAGAGTATTTTTGGCAACGTACCAGAGTACCTTGGAAAAATGATCAATGGTATCAAAGGTCAACTTGAATCACTTAATATAAGTTCACCATTACTTTCGGCATTATCTAAAAAAGCAGGTCAGTTTGTTGATGTATTGACTGCTGGTTTTGACGTCATTAAACCTTTCTTTGATAATATAATTAATTTTGTCAGTAAGGACCCTGCTGAGCTAATAAAGAACAGCTTAAAAGCAATTGGAGTAAGCGCTCTTAGCGCGCTCCTTCTTCCTACTGCTGCTAGCCTGTTAATGGCTATGCTTCGTAATAGTATGTTAATGAGTATGATTAACAACTCTCTTAGTAATCATCTAGGAGGTGGTAGATCTGGCCCGGTCATCGTCGGTGGTCCTGGCCAAAACCCCAACACCGTCCCAAGAACAGGTCCGCAAGGTCAAGCTGTCAAACCATATGGTAATGGTGCTGCACAAGCAGCAGCTGCACGTGCAGCTGCTCTAGAACAAGCAGGTGCTAGAACGGCGTGGGCGGTTGCAAAAAGAGTTGGTGCAAGAGCTGCTGGGGTGTTATTTGGGCCAGTTGGTATATTGCTAAGTCTTGGATGGGCTGCATATGATATTGTTGATATGCTTAGTTCAGAAGGATTTAAAAAAGAAGATATTAAAGAAGCGCTTAAAGCTCATAGAATCGACACTCTTGATATGGATATTGCAGGAATCCAACCGGAAGCTGCTAGTTCGATAATGAAAGCTGATGATGTAAAAAATTATGATCAAGCTAAGAAAAGAGTCGATGCTTCTGATGAATATAATGCTCCAAGCAGAGAAGATGTTAATGTTGTTCAAAGATACGAGAAGTACCAACAACTTATGGAGGATCTTAACAATCAAAGACTTGAGGAGATGAAAGCAGATACTCCTGGATTTGTCAGAGATCGCATTGCGGCAATTTGGGGTAGCCTTACTAAAGACCAAAAACGCGAGTACATTGAAAACCACTTACCATTAATGAAAACTGCTAATTTTGTCTATTTTATGGAAAAAAATGGTAAGATAGGAAAAGACACTATAGATAATTATTATGACTTGATGTATGGAGATCCTGATTTTGAAAAAGTAGATCCGGATAAACTTACAAATAGTTTACAGGGACTAGTTAAAAGTAAGGAATCAAAACCAATTGGGGGAGAATCTTCGTCATATGATGTGGTGTATGGTAATGGCAAGTATGGCCGTCCTGGGATCCCACTTACACAAATGACTGGTGCAGAAGTCCAAGAATATCAAAAACAATTAGTAGCAGCGACAAAAAAAGATAATGTTGCTGGAGGAAGAGGGACTGGTGCTGTTGGAGCATATCAGGCTACCCAAACAACATTAGCTGATTTTTATAACGATCCTGCTAATGCAGGTCTTAAAGACCAATTATTCAATGAAGAAGTACAAGATGCATTCTTCAAGTGGAGAATAAACAAAGATATGACAGACTATATGTCTGGAAAAATTACCAAGGATCAATTTGTAAATAAAATTTCAGGTATATGGGAAGCTTTTGGTAAGAATCCTGAATATAAAAAAGAACTAGCTGCTTTGATAGATGACCCTTCGAAG